CTGGCTTAGGTCTATTTCCATAACAATGTCCTCTCTCGCAGGGTTGTTCGTTGCCGGGTCGCGAGAATCACCCGACCTCAACAAGATAGCCCGACGCTAAGACTACTGTCAAGCCCCGATTTCTCCTTTCTTTTTTATGCGCGTAGAACCTGGCTTTTCAGTCGGTCCCGTTCTCCGCTCCGTCCGTTAGCGCGACGTTCGACACGTTCATTTTTAGTCCGCTCGCACGCTTCTTTATTGGCTTACCTTCAATCGGAAAACCGATACGCAACGATGACTTGTTGAACCCGGTAATTGTTTCCATGGGTATGGTCCGTTCGTTCGCCTCAGTTAAAATCCGTGCGTACTGTTGGCGGAACAACAGGTCGATACTGGGATGGTCACGCCACTCAAGACTATACCCACGGTTCCACCAGGCAGGCAGTAGCCTTGCCAATAGTCTGCACCCCTGCTGGTAGATAGCCAACGATGCTTCCCTGGATATGATGGGAACCTTATGCTCCATAAGGCCAGCCAACTCTATTAGTTCTGCTGCCTTGTCTGCCTCCAATGCCAATACCAAACTAACCAAGGTGGCATGGGTGACTGTTGGATGCCTTGTGTTGATGAGTTGTCTCTCTCCCCATTCGGGACAGATACCATGGGCATAGTCTTCCATGGTCTTATGGATATTCAATGCTGCACAATCCAGTATGCGCCCATTGACCAATGCTCTGACTATCTTGTGGTAGCGGCTGACACCTGACTCAACCAGTTGAACGGATGGGGAGATGGTAATGGTATCCATAAAGACACGCGCAACCTCATCTGCCCACTGTGCTCGCCCGTCATCACTCAGTTCATGACAACCAGGAATGCGAATGGATGCACGCTTGGGATGCAACCATACCTCACCATCCCGCATAAGGAATAGGTAGCTTGTCTGTGGGACTGCACCCAACACATGCCAGTACATACCAATCTGTACACGACCCGCACTATAGATGGTGCCACGCACCGGACCCTTGCGACGGGAGAAGATAAAGTATCCAATGAATGAGCATGGTTTGTCAGGATCAAACCTACCTTCGGACACAGCCTTGCCTATGTATATGTCACCAGGGGTTGCTGTACGGTTCCACTTCTCCACCCTGCGTAGGGCTGGACCCTCGTACATCAAACTGCCTTGCCGTAGTACGGAGTACCACTGGCGAGATAGACAAGTTCAATGAACTCGTCGTCCTCAAGAGCGAGAGACTCGCGCAGTTGAACGAGGATGATTTTGCTCGGACGCCTAGACCCCTTTTCATATTGGCTAATCACAGGTGGAGCGACACCAATAGCCATCGCTAACTCTGATTGGCTCATACCTGATCTGGATCTGTACTCTTTTATTTTCTGCTTAAAACGACGGTACGCCATCGTTGCACCATTTTTCATCTTGCACCTCGGGTTAACTCCATGCTAACAGATATAGTACCAACCAACAACAAGAAAGGAGTGCCATGAATCAACTTCCCCATAGCCCAGAAGCGGAGCGTGCCGTGCTGGGTGGGTTATTACTCACGCCGAAAAGGCTATTAGAAACCGCAGAGTTAATACAACCAAGTGATTTTTACTTCGACCAAAACGGTTTAGTGTTTCAGTTGATGTTGTCGATGGCGTCGGCAGATAAGCCGATTGAACTCGTGTCCGTCATCGAAGAAATCTCGACGCAAGGTAGCCCCGAAGACTATGGCGGGTACACCTATCTCGCATCGTTGTCGGACAACATTCCAAGCACTGAGAACATACTACACTACGCTGGAATCATTAAGGAAAAGGCCAAGCGCAGACAGTTGATCACCGCTGCTAAGGGCATTATTGACGAGGCGACACACGGAACACAGCCCGCTGAAGAACTGCTATCGTTGGCAGAGAAGAAGGTGTTCGATGTACGGGGCGACACAGCTAGACTCGCAGGAGTGCAGAGCCTGTTGGATGCCGCCAAGAAGCGCCGAATAGCGTGGAAGTCCATCGTTGCTGGCGACCGTTCCGAGTGTGTACCAACGGGGTTTGAAGACTTCGACAACCGTTACGGTGGTTGGCCCAGAGGGTATGTGTCCTTCATCGGTGGGCGACCAGCACAAGGAAAGACGCTCGTTGCTGTCAGTATGATGATGCGTGCTGCTGAACTGGGTGTGCCACAAGGAATCATCTCCATCGAAATGCCCACTGGAAAACTGGTAGACCGCATGGCTTCTGCTTTGACTGGGCTGTCGGTGGCGAGAATCCATGAACGGGATGAGAAGACAGAGCAAGCGTTTGCCGATGCTGCCACCACACTGGAAGGTTACGACCTATACGTGGATGACGAAGCAAGTTCACTCACCGCAGTGGAATCCAGCATCAGACGGATGGCACGGCAGTACGGGTGCCAGGTGATTTGGATCGACTACTACCAGTTGATCCGTCCGCGTGCGCGCAAAGAGGAGAACCAGTCTGTTGGGCTGGACGACATCGGCAATACACTAAGAGAGATAGCGAAGCAAGAAGGGATAGCGATTGTATCCTTGCTTCAGTTCAATCAACAGGTAGATGAGAACAGGGTAGGCAAACGGAAGGGCATACCAGCACCCCGCATGTCTCGTGGAAGTGAAGGCGTGTACCTACATGCTGCTTTGTACTTTGGTATCTATCGCCAGTTCCATTACCATCCACCAGAGAAACCATCAGGTGGGGAGTATGACCAGACACGTTTGTCTCAGATGTACCAACCATTGGAATTGATTTGCCTTAAATCACGCGAGCGTGCGCCCAGAGATATCGGGATGTGGGTTCAACTCGAAACCCAACGATTGTTTGGCTCGCAAGATGAAGGGTTCAATGTTCCAGACTGGGGAGATGTCGTCAAATCAAGAGCCTATGGTCGGGCTTGAATGGTTCAAAGCCAACCAAGTCATCTGCTGTAATGGGTTGAACATCTGTGTATAGGGTAACTGTCTTGGCGTTCTCTATCTGTTTGCGGAACAACCATTCACGATGGACCTGGGTGAACTCACTGATGTCAGGCTTTGTGCCTCGCATCTTGCAAACCTTTTTGTAGAGACGAATGCCCCACTCAAGGTGCTTGGCGTAGGTTCCTCGTGCGTGCCCGAATAGATCTGTGGTCGTGTAGCGGAGTCGGATGTATCGGGGGAAGTCGGTGAGCCTTCGTCGCAAAATGCGGTTCCAAATGCGGGTTGAATTGTTCCGGCCACAACGACTGTCTCTGCTGCTTAGTCCTCGGTTTCTGCCGATTATCAGAGAGCGGACGGGTGGACTCTTGAACGAATTCATTTGACTCCTTAACCAGCCGCTATTAAAGTGATAAGACCACGGGAGGTTCTGTGGGGAAAAGAAGAACGATACGGCTCACTGGGGCCGAATACAGACAACGATTGAATCTAATTCAAATGGGCTATGGCATTAACTTATCAGAGTGGTGCCGTGCTGCCAATGTCAGCAACAGGTATCTATACCTCTGTTGGCAGGATGGACGTAGCCCAGGAGCGATTGTAACCAGACGGCTCTTGGCAGTTGTGGGCATGCCTTGGGAAGTCTTCTCTGGGGATGTTCCCAGAATCATTCATTGGATGAAAGCCCACGAAATACAAGGAGAAGAGTAATGGAAGCGAAAACAAAACCTATTGATGGACGAAACTGGGAGTCCATTCAACGAGAACTGACCCGTCCATTCGTGGATGAGTACGTTCTATGGAAGTATACAGGTGGCAAGCTCTTTTGCTACGTTGACGCACGCGCCGTTCAACAACGGTTGGACGACGTGGTTGGTTTAGAGAACTGGAAGTGTAGGTATAGGGAACAACCAAGTGGGCGTCTCATTTGTGGCATAAGCATTCGTATCAACAAGGAATGGGTTGAGAAGGAAGATGGGGCGGGCAACCCTTCTATGTACGGGCAGAATGCAGAGTCCGATGCAGACAAGGGTGGAATATCTGGCGCGTTCAAACGTGCAGGCGTTCCATGGGGAATAGCCCGACACCTGTACTACATTGGAGATACGAAGGTTCAAATGTCAACCACGTACCCGGCTGATGCTCCCAAATGTCGCATTGTCAAAAACAAAGGGCAGTATGGTGTTGCGCCATCCCTCAGAGACATACAGTTCCACCTGTATTCCTATGATGAATTGGTACGGCACATTGAAGACCCAAGGGCCCGCAGGCTTCAGCGTCTTCACTGCATCATACGAAGAGAGGGAATGGAAGTACCGGAGTTTAAGGCAGCGTTCAGTGCAGCGTCTGCCAAGTGGATGAAGGGCCAACCCATTGAGCAAAGTGCAATCGACCACCCAACCAAGGCGTCGGATGACATGCTTAAAGTCTCTTCCCAACGATTGGCTGACTGGTCTGAACGTGGCGTAATCAACGACATGGTAGGCATCTATGTTGAATGGCTGTTGGGGGGTGAGTGATGGGAGTCACCGTTACCCACCGATACCCATGCACAGTGAACGTGATTGGTGTTGTGCAAAACGTAAGCAAACCGGAGGCGTCCAAAGGCTCTGGAATAAAGATTCGTTGCACAGTACACAACCAACATCGTCAGCATGAGAGATGGGATCTACATGTTCCGGTTCTGGCTTTTGGCAGATCGGCAGAAGAGATCATCAAAGCAGCAGAAAGCAAAGAACTAATCCACATCCTTGGCCGCTTGGCAATGGTGAATGCAGCAGAGTCCATAGAGGGACCACGCCTGGAAGTCATTGCCCAAGTCGTTCTGTCATTGGATGAGTATTGCGACAACGAGGAGGCTACATCATGAAGTGGACACAAGTACAGGACAGCATGTGGTTACCAGATATTGCAGCCATGGTGCGCGAAAGGCTTGAAAACCCTGGCCCATTGAAGGTAAAGCATGACCCAGCAGCCATTGGAAAACTTATCCTTCGCCAGTTGAAAGACCGGCGTACCGGTTCTGGTGGTCTACGTCTCAGCGCAGCAGGCAAGTGCTTGCGGGCATTGGCGTATGGCTACCACCACTGGGAGGAGAACGGACACGGTATAGATGCCGCTTCCATGCTGACATTCACAGTAGGAGACATCAGCGAACACATGCTGGTTGCCGCCACCCGTGAAGCGTTTGCATTGGAGGAAGGCATTGAGTTGCTCCATGCTGGTGAAGAACAAGAAGACGTGTATGTGGAAGTTCCACTCTCGCCATTCAAAACGCTACGGGTTCCAGGCCATCCAGACGGATGCCTCAAAGTTCCCATGCGTATTGATGAGGCTGGTGCTGACATTGATGCTCTGTTCGAGTTGAAGTCCATGAGTGACTACGGGTTCAAGAAGTTCCGAACCAATGGTTTGGATTCAGACGATTCTTATTACTCACAAATCCAAGCATACATGTTGGCCAAAGAGCAGATGACGGGGCGTCCATTCAAATGGGCATACGTCATGGCGTTTGGAAAAACAGTTAGTGCAATGGACGCAGTAATGAGTGAAGAGACTGAACAATGGTGGCGACTATTCCCCATCGTAGGACAGTGGATCCCAGTGGACAAAGAGCATCAGGAATATCTGATGGATCGGTTCAAAGCGATCACCATGTCTTCTTCTGTGGAGGATTTCAAGCGTCCATACAAGCCAGTGTCAAAAGGCAAATACGAAGGCAAACTCAAGTTCCCATGTGACTATTGTAGTTACTACCGCCACTGCTATCCCGGAGCAATCGAAGTGGCAGAACAAGCAAAATGGCTCCAATCAACAACAAAGGTGCGTGTATATGCACCAAAGGAAGAGAAGTGATCTCAATCAATCATGTAACAATCGTCGGTATCGTTGCCGGTGAAGTCTACAAAAACGATAACAACACCAAGTTCAGGGTCAAGACATGGACCACGAACAATGGTCGTACATTCGATGTGTACCATGACGTTATCGTCTTTGGTAAGTCGGCCCAGTACCTACCACCATTGTCAGAAGGTGAGTGGGTACACGTTGAAGGCGCACTAAACCGTTCATCTTACGAGAAGAATGGCCAAAAAGTCTGGACAACCAACATTGTGTCCCGCAACGTGAAGGGTACTGGCGAGCCTCAGAACCTCGGTAACCCCGACCAGGGTGCTCACAGTGGGGCATACCCTCCACCCAGTGATGGAGGCGGCTACAGACCACCTGCAAGCCATGGCGGACAGCAGCAGCAACCCCCGCAGCAGCAGCAGCAGCAGCAACAGCAACAGCCAACACAAGGACAACAAGGGAATGTGTCAAACAATCAGTATGGATTCTAATGACACGCTTGCACCAGTGCGAATGCTTCTCTTCTCAAGAGAGAACATTCTGCACAGTGTGTGTATGACCAAAACAGACAAAGACACAAGGGTACTAGTTGAACCCAGTGGAAAGGTCTGTGCTGTCGTGTTCTTGGATGGTGAGGAAATACTTTGGTGGAGAGCACCAGGGTACGACTTCGGCATCCACCAATAAAAAGCCCCCCCTACCTGAGTGCTTTGGTAAGGGGGGCATCTTTCCAACCAACCGGAAAGAAACTATGAATCAATCATACACGAGTTTAACAGGCACCGACGCTGATGGCGACGACGATCCAGCCGTTCCAGCCGTCGTTACACAAGCAAGGGCAATGGCCGCGCTAAACGCGATGCCTTGATTGAAATGATACGTCACCTTCCTTGAAGCTTGTGCTTTCAGGATTACAAAAGGATCGTCTGATCCAACTGTCGTGGACCCCGCAGCAAGATTGTAAAGCTTCACAAAGCTATTGGCGCTATTCCCTGTATTGTCAATCTGTACAGAAAAAAGCGTGGATGAAGATGCAGCAATAGCAGACGCAGAGTTGTTCGCAACTGTTTCAGTTGAAAAGTTCGCACCGAATCTGCCTGGGAGTACGGTTTTTGATAATGCCATTCTGAGCCTCTAATCAATAACGGTTG